AAATGAAGCAGTATCTGCAACATTCAAAGTAAATGATCCTGGCTTTATTCCTTCTCCTACTTTGTTTTGTGGAAAAGAAAATACACTTGCAGTTTCATATAAATGTTTCTTAATTAAATTTAAATTGGTTTGTCCGAAGTTATTATATGGTTGATTCTTGTTTTTATAAAATAAATGATTGATTGAAAAATAAGTAACACTTTGCAAACTTCCGTCTATATTTGCGGCATCATTATACACCAAATTAGTTTCTAATGCTGGTAATACGTCGGTGTCGATATAAACTGCTTGTAATGGTAATAAACTACTTGTAGAACTACCACTTAAAACTGTAAATGTTTTAAACGCTTGAAATGGATTGATTTGAATATCTGCAGTATCTATTTTTTTAAATACTGACGGATATAATCCTTCATAAATTGTAGTGTCATTTATTCTAGCTTCAGACATAATAGTAAAAACCTCGCTACATTTAATATAAATATAACGAGGCTAAATTACGTATCAAAATATTAGAAATCTAATTTTACTCTAATCAATGCTTCGCGCTGGAATGATTTCAATAATGGTTTAGAAAGTTTAGCTACTGCTAATAATTCTTGTGAGTCATTATATAATCCAACTGTAGTAATATATGTTTTCGGATCACTGATAAAAGTCGACTGTCTTAACAATCCGTCACTACCTGTTACATAAGAAGGATTATTCGAAAAGTTATATTCAGCGTTTTTAATTCTAACAAAATAATGTGTGCTAGTTACTTTTTCTGAATTTCTTGCAAGGAAGCCATATGGGTCACTTGTTTCAGGATTTGTTAATAATGATGAACCTGATATAGAATGAAATAAACGGAAATGATTATTTCCTTCGACACTAGAACCCGTTGTGGTTTGGAAATTTAATTGTTGATCTAACATTTTACCGTCTAATATCAATGTTCCATAATCAGGATAGGCTAATCCATAATAAACAGGTGCTGTTGAATTATAAACACCTCCATTAATAGAACCAGATACAATATTATATCTTCGACCCGAGTCTCCAATTGTAGCAGCTGCTAATGCTGAATCGTCAATCAATGTAAATACCACACTACTACTAACATCGACATTACTACCAGTTGCATTAACATCAAGTGAAGCAGACATATATCGCAAAGGCAATTCAAAATTACCAGCATCTAATCTTTCTTTTAATCGATTACGCTTAAAGTTAACAACATAAATATAATCAGTGCTACCAGATCCTGCTGTTGTAAATCTCGTATCATTTGGGTTCAATAATAATTGACGATACTGAGAATAAATTGCTTTAGATGGAGAATCATTTAATTGACCTTGTGAGTCAGATCCACTACCTAATGCATGGCCAAATGCTAAAGAAAATTGAACTGCAGACCCCGTTGCAGCAGGTGTCTTTTGATATGTATCGACATAATAACGACGTTGCGATATGGTTTGATCAGAAGCAGTAAAAAATGTTGTTAAACTAGCAAGATTGTCAGACCACAAACCAGCTGTTACAGTTTCTGTTTGATTATCAACAATATCATTTACAATATCAAATTTAGTAAAAACTCTTCCGTTTCTAGCTAATAATTCAGATTGTTCTCGTTCTGCAATAATTTCATTAGCTAACTGTTGAGCTAATTGTTGAACTTGTGATGTAATTTGATCTTGTGAAGGAGTTCTACTTTCGGGTTGTGATATTGGCTGTACCGGTCTATTAGGTACTCCTCCTAATCTTTGCTGTTTCTTAAGTTGTTTAATAGTTTTCATATTTACTTTTTTATGATGCTGCATTACCAATAGTAGCAGTCGATGCTTTATTTACAGTTAAGTTAATCGTAGTAGATCCACCAGTTTCATTACCTATAATAGTAATAGTTGCAGTTTTTGATTCAACTACCAATGTTTTTGCAATAACTCTAAATTCAAATCCAACAACTGAAACACTTTGTGCGTCTTCATTATCACCAATAAATCTAGGACTAGTTGGTAATGTATTAGTTCTAGGATTTGGTAATAATTTAGTAACTTGTATATCTGCTATCGATGAATCAGATAAAATTGCAGTATATCCAAAGTTTGCATTACCACCTTGAAGATTAGCAGTATTAGGTGCAATAACAGCACTCGTTCCTGGTCCTGGTAAAGTTATAGCAGAATTACCAACTGATACAACGGGTATATTAGTTGTTTGTTTTGGTAATGTTACTAGTTTATATTTTAATGCCTGAGTTTCATCCGGAATAGCTTCAGTAATAGGCATATTTTCAATGATTGTTCCATAATAATTAGTACCAAGCGGATGATCAGGATTCCATAAAGTATAATCTACTTCATCATCTCCTACTGCAAATTGTGTAATATTAAAAGCATTACCACCTTTTGCTAATAGTTCACGACCCTTCAATGTTAGTATAGCATCTACTGTTACACTTGAATTATCTAAATATCCCATATTGTTTTACCTTTATTTTAAATAAATATCATTCAAATAGATTTTACGTTAATATAAAACTACCGCCTTCTCCTGGATTATTTGTGTATCTTAATTGATTTGGATTAGCACGTATAATTTCAACAACAGGACCGCCGTCGACGGTTTGTGTAGTATTAACATTAAAATTCGCACTAGTCATTTTTGCACCACTGTATTTTTGATTATTGATACCTGTTGGTAAATAGTCTTGCACTTGTGCAAATTTCAATGTTTTAGAGTCACCATATGATCCTGCACCATATGAATATCCTCCATATATAGTTCCAGGAACATTTGGTATTTGTCGAAATTCAGATAAACTCGCAGAAATAATTACCGGTAATTCTCCTTCACTTCTCCAATAAGGTGTAGATCCAGTAATATATACACTTCCTGATCTTATAAGATAATCATATGAATATGTAGTCCCATCATATTTTTTTGCTTGAGATGAAGTTAAATATCCTTGCCATTGGTCGTCATCTAAACCTTCAATTTCAACAATCTTTCCGTCTATAGTGCCACGATAATTTAAATAATCTCCAGAACTCGTAGGAGAAACTTCTTGTATGACAGTATTATAACCACTATCAAATCTTTCGATTGCAGGTAATATTGTGTCTTTGCTACGTTCTAATACATTTGGTTGTATTAATAATCCAGTTAATTTATTTGCCCGGGCAGGTAGTAATTGTTCTAATTGCTTGAAGAATGACAAATCAAACAAAGTAAATATTCTGATATATGCATTAATATCATTTGCTTGTGAATATTTTTTCCAATAATCTTGAGCTCGTTGTATTAAATCAGGATATGCTTTTGCATTAACATCTCCCGGATCACCTATATAATCATCTAACGCAGTGAATCCTAATTGTGCGATAATATCTTCATCAATCATTGTTTGAGGTGAAAAATATACACCTAATTTTGCACTATCTAATGGAGCTTTATCAAATTGCGATCTTTCAGCTCTTGTTCGAACATCTAATTGACCAACTAAATCATTGTTTTCTAAACGTATTTTATTGTCATCAAATGTTCCTGCTGCTAAAGATATACCGTCATAATAATATGTTTCTTCAATTGAGTCATATGGGGTATCATTAGTCCAACTTGCAAATGAAGCAGATATACCAGAATTATTAGGTTCAACCCCATCTAAACTAGATGTTACAGAATGATCAATTTTTTGTGTTAATGGTAAACGAAATACTAATTCATCATAAGCTGAAACGTTTCCATCATATGCACCTGGTGCTTTTACATGATTTTCAAATGCTGAATCTTGCAAGCTACTAGTCCATAATCGTAATTCTTGAAGTTGTCCTTCTAAACGACTACCACCCGTTGTTCCACCTAATGTTAATGTTCCTGAGCTAGCAAATGACGCAGCAGCGGAAGCAGATACTGTTGCAACTATTTTTCCGTATTTAGATTTTTTTGCAACAACTTCTAAATCGGTTCCATCTTTTCTTAACAATGCTGTTAACCAACCTCCATCAAATAATTCTATAGTACCACTGTCAGTTCCATTAATTTGAATTGTACCTTTCGTACCAGAATCATAATCTAAAGTTACCGTGTTAGTTCCTATAGTAAATAAATTCATAGTACTTGGAAGTAATGGATTTTTAACTACATCGTCTGTACGAAATCTTAATTCAACTGCTTCTATAGGTTGGTTATAATCTACAGTAACTGTTCCTGCAGAATTATTAATTAAATCTAATGCATAATCAAAATTTAGTTTTTCATATACTGGAGCTCGTTCGAGTCTTGGGCCACCATATTCATTAATACTAATCATTGATTGCGGAATTCCATAACAAGAAAGCAATGCTTGTATACTTCGTTTAGTTCCTTTTGACTTTAATAATAATGGTAAATTATTTACAATTCTCCTCCATATAGTATATGTAGATTTCTCACCCGATACAGAAGGATCTCCAATTGTATTTGAACCAGTTATAGGAATACCATCTTCTGATACTCCTAATGCATATTGCCATAAATCTTGTGATTGATTACCATTTGTTAAATTCCATCCAAATTGTTTAGCTACAGAATATAATAATTCATCAGGCATTCCTAATTTAGGATTTTCTTCTCGTTTATTTATTTTTGTCATATGATTAATATACGTGTAAAGTATATCATAATGATGGCCTAACATGTTAACAAATGTAGTTAACGGAAGATTATCAGATTGTAATCGTATATGATCCGGAACGGTTCTTACTAATGAATTATTATTTATATCGTCATATAATGAAGCTGACGCATATACTCCATCGAACCAAGATTCAAATTGACTTGATGAAATAGAATATAAAGTATATGGTACTGTAGAATTTTGTTTCGGTACAGGCTGTATATAACTCCCAGTAACTTGTGGCACATTAGCATTTACTACAGGTATATCATATGTAGTTAATTTAGAAGAAGATTCATAATATAAAAAATATTCAAAATTATCAAATCCTCCAATTAAATTAGTTTTAAGTGTATCATAATCTTGAGCATTCGTAGTAGCAACACTACCAGAAATATCATTTAATGCAACACTCTGCGATGTATAATATTCAATTAACTGTAATTTATATTTAAAATTATTTAAACGCTCGGTTGCTGAGCTGTAAAATATAAAGTTATTGAAATCAGAATAATCTATATTCAATTTCATTCCAGCTAAACTGCCAGAAAAGAATTTGTCTACTAATTGTTGAGATGTAGAAGTTGATGAACCTAATAAATCATTCCAATTTTGTAATCCTGTTTCAGTAGAGGTATCATATGAATAATTTGCTTGCCAATTTGGACCACTTAAAGTATTGATAGGATTAGGCTGCGTAACAGGTTCAATATTAATATTATCAATATATGTTGGTTTTAATTGTTTTACTACCCAACATTTAAAATCTTGTTCGATATTAGTTGGTAACGGTTCATGTAATTTAACATATAAATAATCATCAACAATAACACTGTTAACGAATAATACACATTGATTTCTGCTAAAGTTTAATAGGTAATCATAATATCTTCCGGTGTCAGATGTTTGACGTACCGTTTGAATATAGTTATTAATTTGCTGCAAACTAATAGCATCACGTTTTGTTAATTTTAAACGTAATTCAGTTCTGTCAGGAGATATTTCATCAATTCTTAAATACGGATATTCATAACTACCAATTAAATTTTCAAAAAAGTTAACTGCTATTCGATATGTTCCACCATTTAATTTTAAATTTTCAATTTGATTGTATATATCTAATACAAATGGTTGTGATTGAAAACGAATTAATCTTTTATTATCATCATAAAAAGTCGGTACTGTTTCTAATGATGATATTTGATGATTACCTGTTACCCATGTTTCGCCAGAATAAACATGAAATTCTACTGTAGATTTATTAATAATATCTGGATTAAATACTACAGCATTATCCGTTGATATTTCAGCACTATCTAATTTTATCTGTTGAATACGAGTAGCCGATAATGACTTCTTTGCTGCTAATATATTTTCGATATTTTTATAATTTCCTAACATTATTCAATCTCTCGATTCCATTCATCAACATTTTTAGACGCATCTGATATTACCCAATAACTTTGATCTCCATAAATTCGATGATCTGCGTCAATTGGTCTTGATTGTCCTCCTATTAAAAATTGATCTCCAATATCAAATTGCGAATTCAAAATAACTACATCTAATCTTGCAGTTCGAATCGAATATTGTCCTAATGCAGGTTGATCTTCAAATTTTATAAATTCTCGATTTGGTTCTCCGGCTTCTGGACTATTTTTAATAATTGTAAATCCAGCAAATTGATCGTTTAAATTAGTATCTACACGATATGTAATTTTTACTCTGAAACGTAAATCAATTCCAGATTCCTTTAAAGGTCTAGTAATAGTATATGCCCCAGGTGCTGATTGTGGTAATCCTTCTACAACTACATCAAAATCTAATGGAGTATATGATAATCCTGCAAATGGTATTTCCAAGAATCCACTTGGTGGTTTATATCTTGCAAATATAGAATCAATATCAATATCTATGTTTATATCTGGAATATCTTCTACAACAGTTCGAGCAGGAAATTTAAAATAATTAAATGTTGTATCTAATACTTGCAACATACTACTATTCGAAATATTAAATGAATTAGTTTCAATAATAACATATGATCCAGACTGAACAATAATATTTCCATTCGTGTCTCTAGGAATGACATTTTTATTATTCGAAACAACGGTTAGTCCGTCATTAATATATTTTGACGATTGCTGTAAATTAACTGGATCTATTGTTCTTGAATCACGAATTGCCATTATCTAACTACTTTAAAATAAATTTGGTCGTCGATATACTCTTCTGTAAATCCATCTTCGATTTTTAATTCTATGCGATAATATCTTTCTGGCATAAAACTATTCATATCCACGTAAATGAAGTTACTAGTGCTATCACAACTTACTTTATTATAAATATTATCAAACGGAATTATGTACTCATCTGTAGCAGCATCCCGAATTGCATAATATGTAGTAGTAGGTAAATGTTTAACTGTTTGGTTAGGAAATAAATTTGTTGGAGATTTTTGAGGATATTTATCACGAGCATAAATCCTTATTTTAGTTATCTCCGTGTCCTTATATGTTGGTTTTGTTTTGCTGTAAGTTAAATATGAATCTAGATCTACCGATGCTAACGATCCTGTTGTAAAAGTGCTGTTATCCCAGTACATAGTTAATCTAGGAACATATATAGTATGAGTCTCGCGACTAAAAAATCTTATGATTCCTGTCTTAGTAGCATCAGATTCATCAGTATCAGAAAATTTAACTAAAAAGCCATTATTTGCAACATCGACACCTCCACTTCCTGATATCCATGTTTTAACTGCTTCAGTTACATCCATATTAATATCAGTAGGACGATATGAAAAATCTTCATCTAAATCTAAACCAGGCTGATAAAAATATGCAGAATCAAAAGAAGATGTATCGAAATATCCACTACCCGATTGCCACAGCCAACTACCACCGGTACCAGAGCCAGATACATATAAACTTGGAGCTCCGTTATTAATTACTTGACTGCTAGATATCCAAGATGATCCAGATAATGTAGCACCCCCTCCATATGGAGCATATGACCAAGATGCAAATGGAGTAGCCCATGATATACCATCAGTAGTCGCAGTTCCTGCTGATTCATACCCTGTTCCATTAGTCCAAGGCTGAGCCATTAATTTAGCATCTAATGTATATTCAGCTGGTAAATTTTTTGCGTGAGTTGTGAATAATTGTAGTACGAATTTACAAGAATTTAAATCTGCAGAATATTTTGTTAATACATCTGTTATTTCAGACATATCAAATTTAACAACAAATCTAGATTTAACTAATGTAGAACCATCTGTGTCTAGTTGTTTTCCTACTTGAAGTATTTCATCTAGACCTGTATTATATGTTTTGAGACTAGAAGCCTCATACATAGTTGCATCGCTATCTGCATAAAATATTCTAAACATAATTAACTTCCTGATCCAGTACTAATCAACAAGTAACTACCACTTCTCCATAATTGGCCTGGATTACCTGGATCTGACGTTGGCAGTGAACCCGTAATAAACACAATTCCAGACTGAACATCTAATCTATCAACAGATGCAGACACGGCTGTTACGGAAGATCCGCTCATATATGAACTTGAAATTGCGTTAACTACATATGAAGCAGTTTGAGCTGTATTAACATATGAAGCACTTTGTGCTAAAGTTACATATGAAGCAGTGTCAGCTGTTCCTGTTAATGTTCCGATTAAACTTCCCGTTACGTTTACTGATCCAGAAAATGCAATATTTTCAACAGTATTACCAGTTAAAACATTATATACATCAGAAACATAACTTGCTGAAATAAGGCCTCCTGCAACGATATTTGTGCGATTATCTCGTATTACGCCCATTTTATAGTCCTTTTAGTATAAATATAAAGATGTTAAGAACTTACGACTCTGCCTCGTATATCTTGATTAGGAAATTTTACTTCGAATATGCTAGGGTCTAATGAAGGATAAATTACTCCGTTACGAGTAGCAGTTTCTAAATCATATAAATTTCCAGAATATCCATTTTCTGATTTATATAAATTTTTAATTCTTGTAGAAACAATGGTTTGAACACCTTTAACATTTCCTATAGTATTTACGATATCTGATTTTATTATAGGTTGATTAATTTGCCAACGATCAATTTCAAAATATGTTTTCAGTGCATCAATACATTTTAATAAAACTTCATTGCTATTATAATTAGGAATAACCGTTATTTCAAAATTAACACCTAAATTAATTATATAAGCATCTTTTATATTAACTGCATCTGTTAATATACGATAGTAACCTAAATAATTTTTTAAATTTTCTTTGACTGCATTGTTTAGTTCTACTAATTGTTTACTAGAATTATATCCTAAAACATACATATTCATTGCTAATGGATTAGGCACACGTTTTTCAACTTGATCTTGTTGAAGTATTTGATCGTCTGGAACTATATATGCTTTTGAAACACTTCCAAATTTACCTGGCATTGAATAAGCTCGAATAATATAATCTTCTCTCGTTACTAATCTGTTTTGTGTTGCAAAATTTGCTAATGCGTTATTTTTAATATCTTGAAGTGTGTCTTGATTTTTTGCTCCAGATGCAGGTCCAGGATTATTTGCCGATACTGATGATTTCACAAAGTTAACAATATTTGCATTATTAGTGCTATTAACATCGTCTTCAAATTCTATAAAATCTACTTGTGTTAATACATTAGCAGACACGTTATCTGATATGCCATTTCCTACTGTATATTTAACTGTAAGCGTAGTATTTGAAGGAGCTTGTCCATATGTTCTTGTGTATAAAAAATTCGAAGGATCGATATCAACATCAACATTTTTTCTAAATCCGGCTAATCCATTTCCAACATTGTCAGGATTAGGAATAACTTCTTCATCATTATTATCAGATACTCCACTACCAAATTGTATTTCTAAAAGATTATCACTTCTTAATCTAGTAATAAATCTTTTTGATGACTTTCTTAGTTTTAATAAGCTAGGAGCTGAACTTCTAAATATAGATAAATCTGGATCATTTTCTGCTAAATTAGGTATAGATTCAAAAACAGTGTCTTGAGCTAAATAAGGAACCATATACCAATTATCTCCATCAGACTCTTCAACTGAAATAATATCAATAATATTTCTATCAGGTAAAACTACTTTGTCATATGACACAGGAGTTGTAAAAGTAAACTTCGCAGTTTTTATTGCCCCACTAACTGCACGTGCTTTTTTCTTTAATAAATAATATATTGGTTGTTTAGTAGCATCATCAGTTTCATATATAGTAACTTCAGTTGGGTTGCTACTTGATGAATATGCAAAATCTACTGAGTCTAATGTTCTAAAAACGGCAGGTCCTGAATCTTGTTTTATTTGAAATCCAGATTTTATAGTTAATGCATAATCATAATCGGGACGAACATTATCGCCGCTTCCAATTGAAGGCACTAATTGAAACACATCCATATCAACATATGCAGGAATAGAATTTTTTGGAGTGTAACCTAATTCTTTTGCAATATCAAATATATTAGCTCTTTCTGTTGCCTGTTCTAACAACGATTCTTTAATATTATTATCTGCATAATATGATAATACATCTCCAACATATGAAGCCATTTCCATGAATAACATACCAGGAGAAGATTCGTTAAAATCAGTATATGAATTAGGAAAATATTGTTTAGTAAAATCAATTAAATTTTTACGAAATTGACCGAAGTCTTTTCCAATATATGTTATTTCTTTTTTCATTTCCATATTATTCTACTTGTACTAAACCGTTATCATCTGCATAAATTACAATAGCATCAGTGCTAAAATTATCTACTGAATATTCTAATTTTATTCTTATTGTATATATTAACGTAGGATCGTCTTTTACATTTTTAATATCAAGTGTATTTACTTGAACATATGGTAACCATGTGTTTATTGCAGCATTTATTTCTTCACTTATAACTTCTTTAAGTTGGTCAGTGCTTGGTTGAAATAATATGTTTAATAAATTACAACCAAATGTTACTTGATTGTATCGTTCGCCTGGTCTTGTTAATAACAAATTTTTTAAATTAGCTTTAACTTGATCTAACGTTATATATAATGGTTTAAAGATTCCTGGATTATTAAATGATAGATCAATTCCTAACGCAATGTCAGGTTTTACATCGTTATTGTCATCAATAGTCTGAATCCGATATCCCATTATTTACCTTTCTTTTTATCAATAGCTTTCATCAAGCTTCGGTAGTCTCTAGTTAATGCTTTTGCAACAACAGGATCTACTTTCATGTTTTTACCAGTCTCAGGATCTTCCATTATTTGTGGAGCTGTGTTACCTCGCATCATTCCAAATCCTTGAGCATCATTTGAATTAAAAGACATTGCGGGTTCGGTCATCAATTCTGAATATGATGGTGTCGACTCACGCAATGAATCTGTTTCATTTAGTATATCAGAAAAATTGTTTCTGGTAAACATAGTTTTCTTTTTTCTTTTAGGAGCCGGCGGAGTAATTGTTTTTTTCGCTGACTCTGTTTTTAATTCTGTAACTGTGGATTGTAATCCTTCACGAAGAATATCTGTTAATTCTTCTTTAATAACCTCACGTACGGCTGTTTTAAGTGCTTTTACAAGTGCTTTGTTTTCCATATGTATTCTTTTTTAATATAAATATAAGATATTAATAATTTAGACCCGTTCCCCATTCAGTATCTGATATTTTAGGTCCATATAATGTTCTGGTTGTTTTGTCTATGTAATAATCTCCTCGTGTTCCTAAATCTCCTGCAGGTGCTCCAGAACGAGATATATCATCATTAACAATAGATTTACTCGGAGCTTCGATTATATTTTCTAATAGATTTTTTTGACGTTCTAGCAAATCATCAATAGTTTCGTCTCGGTTTTCTAAATCAGACTCAGATAAATTGATAGGACGATAAAATTCAGAATTTACAAAATCTTGATATAACGAAGTATCAATTTGCGATACATCTTCATTTCTGTCTATGAATATATCATCACTATCTCCATCTGCGCCACTAGAACCATTTAAATTTAATTTGTCTAATTCTGTTTTTACATTATTAATTATAGATTCTTGTGTTTTACTATCTACTTGAAATGTTTCATTTTGACACACTGAACTTAAAAGATTTATAACTGGTCCTAGAAGTGAAGAAATTAATGCTAATGATCCAGTAGTTATCGTAACAATAATTGAAGCTTGTTTTAACCCTCCCAATACAGATGCAATTGTTTCATTTTGAATTGTAATAGTTTGCGATACAGCTGGTACTGCTGGTAGTGGTAATACTAATTGTATACTCAATATTGTAGAAGCAATATTTGCTACAACTGTAGCTACAGGTATTATGATTGTTAAAATAGTTAAAACTTCTAAAAGTTTATCAATAGTTCTTTTTATTTTTTCTAAAAGATCTTTTAAATTTTGTATTCTAGGATCATCACATTTTACATTTTTACCAATTTGATTAGCTTTTGTTACAAGCTCCATAACTTTTTTAGTTAAAAATGAAATAATCTTATTAATAAGAGTCTGAATTTGTGAAATAGCTAACGGTATTAACGCAGGTATTTTATCATATGGAGGAGCTAGAGCCATTTTACGTTTTCCTCATTTTATAGTTTTTACTATTCAATTGAATTAATTTATTTGTAGCCGAAGTTAAATCTGCAACTCCAATTGGTGTACCTGGCAGTCCGGCGACTAATACACCAGAACCAATTGCATTGATTAAATGAACAATGATTTCAAGTAACACATCTCCTTGCGGTATAGGAACTGCTGCATCATCGCCACCAATTAACACATCACCGGGAGTGTTTAATATAACTGCCTCATCTGCATCAATAACTGCTGCTTCTGTTTTAGCTCGCAATATTGCTCGGTCGGCTACACCAACAAATTGTGAACCTCGAAATGTTCCAAATTTAGTCAATGTTTTAGAAAGTTTTAAAGTGCTCAATGTTTGCGTGCTAGTTAAATATAATGAAGAATCATCTTTGCTAACATCTTCAGTAACAAATTGTTTGTCTGTTTTATATGGCCTTCCATTTGAAATAATCAGTATAGGATCTCCATTTTCATCCCCACGCCAATTCCCGGTTACTGAATAATCATCCTGATAATCTACCGTGCTGCCGAATCTTATACTATTTCCATATCGTCCTTCTAACATTAAATCTCCACGATATGGTTGTAACGGAGAAACTTGCCTTTCAACAACTTTTTCATCTAATTTAATTTCGTCACGAACCGTTGGTAATATGTTAGTGTTTAAGTTAGACGGTATGGCTATTGGACTTGGAATATAATACCATTGTGGATTATCTTCTGTAGTTCTCGATGTATGATCGATACTTTTATAAATTAAAACATTTTCTCCAACAATAGGTATTTGTTTGATATTTGCACTTGCAGGCTTTACGTTTAATTCAATATAATTTTCTTTGTTTAAACTATATTGTACATCGATTGCAAATAACATATCCGCGCCATTTGTTTTATCTCGATCGTACTCTATATTTTCATTTCGTTTATAAGTATCTCCCGGACTTGCTTTTGTCTTGGAAATTACTTCAGCCATGAAAATAGTAATATCATATAAACCTTTATGATTCATCCGTATCCTTTAACTTGGATTTTGCTTCTGCAATTTTTTGTGTTAAAACACGTTCATCTTCTTCGATCTTATTCATTTCATCTTCAAGCTCATGTGTCAATGTAGTTTCAGCAATTTGAATTAACTGCTTTTTTTCTTCGTCTGATAGAAGTGAGTCTGCACCTGATATAGTCTGGGTAGTTGATATATAACGTTGCACTATAGCAGTTAATTTCACTAAATGATCATCGTTTTTAACGGCTACATCTAAGTATTCTTTTATAAGCGGTACTATGATAGTAGCATCAGATGCATTGCGTATTAACGGTTGAAGCTGTGATATAAGTTGATTTATTTGTCTGTCTTTCTTTTTCGAGTTATGATAGACATCATGCATAAGGTCAGCAAAACTGGTTCCTTTAAATATTTCGTCATTTCTATCCATAACTTGCTCCTTTAATAATAAATATTAAAAAGGCAATTTTATGAAGTTTTTGTTGGCGTATTCTTGAAATTTGGTTTCGTAAAGATTTTTAAGAGTTTTAACTACTCTTGTTATATTAGTTGTAGGTAACCCTGTACGTTCTCTGATATAGATATACAATGCTTTTTTATTATATTCTTCAATATTTTCTCTTGTTTCAAATAAATGCAAAACAGAATCTGCGACATGTATATCCGTTGGGTTGGTAAAAATAAAATTTAGATTGTCATAACAATGTTCTACAAATTCATCCATAAAATACTTCATGGTGTCTCGCATATCATCGTTGTGCATCTCTGTAGGAATATTTCTTTGTTCGTCTAAATCAATTGGTTCTCTGTCTTGTTTTAATTTTACATAAGCTTTTTGATTTTCAGCAATTAAATAGTTAAATGTAGTTCTTGTATAATAAGAATATGACTTTCCATTTTCAGGATTAAATTTGTCTAATCTAGCAGTTAAATAAGTAACAATGTCTGTTTGTAAATCTGCAAAAGTTGATTTAATATAAGTAGGTTTGACTTTGTTAATTAAATTTTCTGTTAATTTTAAAAATGCTGGATATATAAATCTTCTGTATATTTTTTCTCTTTGTGCTGGATGTTCTGATTTATTATAAGCACAAATTGCTACGTCTTGAATACGTGTGTAATACGCATTACTCTTTTTCTTCTTCCGGGGCATCGAATTCCTCTTTAAGTTCCTCAATTACTTGTTGAAGCATTTGAAATGTTGTTCCTGCTTCGTCATCTTTTTCAAATGCACCCAATCTGTCTATGCGTTTCATGGCTTCATATGTTTTCACAATTCTACCATACATGTATTGATTTGAATTAATTATGCTTTCAAAGTCATCTTCTGAATCAGCTAATAATCCTGCCAATACAAAAGCTCTCCATGCAAAGTATGCGGTGCTTCCTAAAAATAATATGCTTAATATGATAAATAATATCATGACATATCCTTAAAAATATCTGCAATAGAATTTCCTATGTTAGGATTATTCTCTGCTAAGTTTTTCATTGCGGTGCTCTTGGTTGCTTTGCTTTTAGTTGCCGAAGGTTTAGGTGCACCTGCTTTATCATTCTTCCAACGCTCATATTCTATCTGAGCTGCCATATGATCACCATGATGCAAAACAACAGGCATATTAGTTTTCAATTTGGCTTGTGCGCTTCTGGCAACGAAATATGGTTTATTAGCTTCATCATACATACCGTCATGTATTTTTATAGCTTGATATTCATTCCATGAAACGGGTATTTCATATGTTTGCAACAACCAAAGAGAAAGATCTGGTACCATTGAGAAAGGAATGTTTTCATTGTGTTTATACATTCTTCCAACATTCTTTCTATGCCAATCTGAAGTCTCTACTTGGTAAACTTCATTACCATCTCCTGGAAATCCTACTTTACCTAGATCATGATGCATTGCAGCAAACATTAATTCTTCTAATGTATAACCTGACATATCAGCTCCTAACTTGCCCCATAGATTATATAATTCATGAGTGCAATTCATTACACGAAGTACATGGTCTATGTAACCTCCTGCAAATGCGTTGTGAAAATGTGCAATTGAAGATGCTGGCATCATTGCGATGCGATCTTCAAAATGATCATACATTAAATGTAATTTTTTGGCTCTTGTAGGAAAATGTAAATCTATTTCTTCTCTAAACGTTTCCCAATTCTCTTTTATTTCTTGTGCTTCTAACATATTAATATTATATTAAATTATTTTCGTAATTCCAATACTTTACCATTTACTAGGTCTTGAGTGCATTTCCAACACGTTACACCTGTAGCTTTATTGTCTACCCTTTGGCAGATTCGATCGCAGTATTTGCACTGCATTTTTTTGTAACCGGAGTCATTTCGGACTGTTTTTGCTTTCATGTTATTCTGATTTTAAGATTATTCTTTTTTTCTTTTCTTGATATATGTCAGGTTCAGACTGAACTTTGTTTTCGGGTTTAGGCGAAGCAGGAGGAGTTGTGGCTTTAACACTCTTGGCTTTACTCTCCTCCTCCGGTACTTCTAATGTCACCTCTGACAGGGTTTCTTTGGGTTCAAACATTTGATTTGATGCTACTAACAACATGACAGCTAAAGGGTCAAACACAAAGATAAAAAGCAATATAAACCAATTAACAACACTATCAACCGGCCGGTTTACACGTTGTGCTACATATTTAATGGGGCCTACTTCGGCCGAAACTTTGCTCTCTGTTTGTAACTTTAACATTTGTTGATCTATGTTGCCAACGGAGTCTGAATAAGCAATTTCCC